CTCACCGATATCTACAAAGATCTCACACTCTAGATTACGTGGGAGTTCTGATGGGTTGATATCAGAGAATGAATGGGCAATCTTACAAGAAATCTTTTCATTCATACACCTACGCATTGTGTGGTAGACACCAAGACAAAGACGTTTAAATCCTGTCTCAGCAAACCGTCTAGCAATCTGTTGAATACGTTTTTGGGATGCTGATTGTACTGCTGCTAATTTTTGTTCAGAGTTACCTGATACGTACAGAGTATCGTTAAGACCTTGAGCAGCCTTAGACATACCCGTAGCCTGTTCCTTGATCATTTGTAGATGTTCTAGGAGAGGTACAGTACCAGTACTCATAGCCTCAGGAACCATTGCAGATACAGCACCAGCAGGGTTACCATTCGTAGGAATGATCTGCTTAGGTTTCATATTCTGTAATGCACTAAAGTCTACAACATTAGGATCAGCTAGTTTAGGTGAGTAGTTTGTTAGATATGTATTCTCAACAAACCCACGAAGGATAGCTGTAGATGCTAACGTAGACGAACGAGTAAAGTCAGCAATAGACAAACCATAAAATTCAAATGGGATGTTGATTGGAGACAAAGATGCTAAAGGTATCATATCTACATCTTCTTCAAGAAGGACATGAGTACCTGCAATAATGAATCGTTTTAGTTCAGCAATACCATCACCATCACGATCAACACGTAACCAACANTCNGTAACTGTTACTTCCCTNTTTGCTTCTAGGGGTGTCAGATCAATATTCGTAGACCCCTGCCAGTATTCTTGTCCTGTGACAAGTTTCCTCGCAGCAATGTCTTCAGAGTAACGACTAGTCCCATTCCAATTCTCAGAACCTAATGCATTCCAATCATCTTCAGATAAAGACTCTGACATTTCAGGCCACATCTTACGCATCTCTGAACGAGTGTATGTTGATTGTAATCCAACAAACTCAGAATTCTCAATACTTGATGCTTCCCTAGAAATACGGAAAGATTCTGGTGGGATAAGTTCTAGCTTAACTTTAGATTTATTTATTTTTCTACGTAGACGTACATCTACATAAACTAATTCAGACTCCCCTTGAGTATCAATATCATTCTCAAATTGGAGATCACCTACAATCTCTACATCATCTTCTGATAAGATTTCATCAAGACGGGGTTGAGTAATCTTTTCATACTCTTCAAAGATATACTCATAATCTTCTACATAGTCCCAACGGATAATCCCATTCTTCCAGAGTAATGCACATTTCATCCATGACTCTAGAATCTCCCACCCATTGTTCTGTTTGAATAGACAATAGTTAACAAGTAGTGATGCATCCTTAGCACTCTTATATGCTCCGGGAGAATCATTGTATGGGACAAAACGGGCTAACCGTTGGTTGTTTAAGAAGAGATCAGATAGAATCGCTGAAAAAGCTTCTACTGTTTCTGTAGTTGATGTATCGACAATACTAGATACACCTTGTGGGGAGAGATGACCTACAGGTACTCCTGCATATTCGTAAGTACTACGGATACGCTCATACGCTAGATCAGAGGAGTTTAACCAATCTCCTACAGAGTTCTGTACACCAGACTCAACTAAATTAATTAGCTGCTCATCTGTTACTTTTTCTTTGTAACCATAATATCGAGCCACTATTGATAACCCCCTTTCGTTGGGATCTTACTCCCATTACGAAGATCTTCTGAGGAATAATTTCCTACCTTGGGCATCTCCCTTGGCTTTTCTTTCTTAGCCTTTTTCTCAGGCTGTGGTTGTATAAATCGAGACATTCTATCTTCCTATCTATCTATCTATATGTAAGTCCTATAAGAGTGCCTTGATATGGCAGCAGGAATACGTAATGTTTAATACTAACGTATCTGTCTAGACATAACAATTTTAAGGCTGGTACGTCAAGACACTCTTATAAGACCTAAAGTAAAGTGGTATAGTTTCTTCCACTAGCTATACCAGACTAGTTGAGGACAAACGGAAGATGGTTAGCATTATTATATTACTATAACCATGCTGTGTTATCCTGTTCCCACTCACCAACTCTATCTTTCCAAGACATTCTGTTTAAGACAAGTTTATCGTAGTGGGTACGTAATACTTCACATCCCATAGCTAACGCCATGACTGTATCATCATGTGTTCCTGGGGATGCTTCTGTTTTACCTGTATCTGTAGAAATGTAATCTTTTAACTCTTGTATCATAATATTTGATGGGATGTTTATTGCCTCATCAGCAATTAATCTTTTTAGATTACCAATGATGACAGGCTTAGTACTGACTGTGGTTCTAAACCCTAGACGTACACCCTCTTCATTAGACACATTAGCAATCTTAGTTTGTTTATACATGTTGACATAATTCATAGACTCTAGTTTCTGTAGGGTAGCAATACCCATAGAGTTAGACTCAACACATAAGAATGCATTATTAAAATATCTACCTAAGTAAAATAATAATTCACCATAGGTGCTAGGATCAATCCTATTATCCCTGTACAATGCAATCACTTTATAATCTTGATCTAAGACAACAGCAGTACTGTAATCCTGACCAACACCTAAACTTACATCAGCAGCAATAACATAAGGTTTATCAAACTTAGGGTAACTCCAAAGTTGTAACTTACCTTCCTTACCATCATCAAACATCTTAGAGTATGTATCCCATACCCGTGTAGACAAAGGTGCTTCTGGAATAAGACTATCTAGTTTATCAATATCAAATACATTAGAACCTGAAACAACAAATGCTTCATCTGCTGTTGAGGGGTATTCTTGTTTGAACTTAAGTTCCCCACTCTCAGCAATCTTTAACCTTCTCCAATACAGTTGATCATCATCAAGACCAAACTTTTCTTTAAGATTATCTTCTTCTGTAGTTAACTCCATACCTTCAGGAGCTTTCCTACGGTATTCATTAGTCCAATACCAAGGGAGGAATATAGGTAAGTATTCATTCTCACCAGCAACAGCACCTCTCCACAATCTGTAGAACTCACCCTGAGCACCATTAGCAGTACTTTCAAGGATTACCTCAGTACCATCAGCTTGAGAGATACCTTGGAATAAACCTGCAAGGATCTTTTCATCATGCTGCCAGAACGCAATCTCAGATAGGTGTGCTATTGTGGGAGTCGTCCCTCGACCAGCCTCAGGTGATCCTGCTGTATATAATCTGTAGGAACCTTTAGCTTCTTTATCTCTGTAAGCAGGTGTCTTAATGATAATCTCTTTAGCATTAGATCTTTCCTCAGCAGGTTTAAGATCTCCCTCCATGTTCTGGATGAGATTCTTAGACATGGTAAACAAAGCATCAGATGTAGCACTATCATGAGCCATTACAACAGATCGTGTGTGTTGAGCAAAGTAAGTCTTCCAAAAGACTCTCCCAGCACAGTATGTACTAATACCTTGTTGTCTAGCCTTAAGGATAATAGCCCTAACTTTCCCAGTAGACTCTAATTGTTCTGAGAGTTTATCTGTGATATATTGTTGGGATTGATTAAGTTTAAAAGGAACAAACCCCTGTGTAGCATCTTTAGTAACAATCTTAATCTGCTCCTCAGCAAACTTAGCAAAATCATTACGATACTCATCAAGTTTTAGTCTCTTCTCTTTTTCCTTAATTAATTTTGTAATTTCTTTTTTATTCATCTGTTGTCCTCAGATAATTCAATACCCCCTGTGGGGTTTTGTGGAGGGTATCTGTGAGAGTACGTGTATATAACACTATATATATGTACCCCTAGTATAACTCTATACCCCCCTCTAGATGATCCTGTAGATCTCTCTCAGAGCTACCCAAGGGTATCCCTGTATCATAGAGAATTGCTATAGATCTCCCTAGAAGGGCTACATAATGCTATCTTGCAGAGATTGTAGGGAGGTTTGTGGGGTAGCGTGGGGGATCGTGGGGTAACCTGTGGGGAATCCCTCAGATACTCTCTCAGAGTCTCTCAATGCCTCTCAGCTACCCTCTCAGCTTCTCTATATGAGCCATGCAAGCATGTCTCTTTATTGTGGATATTCATCAACCAAGAGGACTTACGATGAACTATATGTATATGACTGTAAACTTCCATGATGCTGGACCTTCTTACATCGAAGCTAATTCTATATCAGAACTAGCTAAGAAACTAGCTGTGGATATCAAATACTCAAATTTACAATACTCAGACTTCTATTATCCTAATAAAGATGAGTCTGCTAAACAGGGTCTATGGTCATTAGCTCAAGATCTACTTGATTACAACTACCAAGATATCATGAATCTAACTTATGAAGATATCTTTGGTGAACCAGAGACTCAAGACTATGAACATTCTCATGGTCATAACGAGTACTTTACATTGTACTTCAGAATGCTTGAAGCTGGCTTAGATAAACATCCTAAGTGGCATAAAGCAGTAGCACACCTTGGATCAGAACTTCAGATCTAAATCAACAACTTACGAATATGTAGCCCTTCTAGGTACTAGAGGGTTACTATTATCTATGTATAGGAGACTATCATGTCTAACACATTACAAGAGTCTATTGGTACTGTTATGTCTATCTTCCCTCATATGGATTTCTTAGAAGCATATGAGTACTGTGTAAATGTACTTCATATTACTGAAGATACATTGGGAGAAGACTAATGGATATCATAGACACATTCTTTCTAGTAGCTACCTCAGGTGTTATAGTATTCTGGGGTATAATAGCAATCAATGATATAAGGAATTACTAATGGGTTTCTTAGAAGCATCTATGTACGTTATTGGATTCCTATTGATATGGGGATCTGTATTTGCTTTGGTATATCTAGTAGACACTTACATTGTTAAGGCTATTCGTGGTACTAGTTATATAAATCCTGAATACTGGAGTTAACACTCTGGATAGAGCCACGCAAGCGTGTCTCTTTACTGTGGATATCATCCCTCAGATGTCCTATAGTCTTTGATTTGGTGTAGACGTAAAAGGAACACTAATGTTAAGCTAGTCTTTATGGTGGACTTAAACTACCATACCTAATTCAGATACTACAATACTGTAGTGTCTTACAGAATAGGGAGAGGGTAGCAAGGCAGCCAAAATAAGTCCTTGTCCAATCCCTTAGTTTCTATCCATTAACCAAGAGGACTTATCAATGGAAGACATAAAGCGTAACTATCGTATCGACAATGTAGAACTTAACTGGGCTAAACTCGATAAACCTGTATCACCTTTCGGTACTCTCCAGTGGGAGTTACAGATTGCTACTACAGACAAAGCTAAAGCTGAAGAATTATCTTCAAACTACTTCAATGTAAAAGAGAAGGATGGTGTATATACTGTTGCTCTCAAGAAGAAAGCTATCAAAGCTGATGGTACTGAGAATAAACCAGTAACTGTTGTTGATGGTAACTTACAACCTATGGATTCTACCAAGATTGGTAATGGTTCAATTGGTAATGTAATTGTATATCAATACTCATACAACATGCAAGGTCGTAGTGGTGTTGGTACATCATTGAATGGTGTGCAAGTAACAGACCTTAAAGAATACAATCCAAGCTCTTCTGGATTTGATATGGTCAACTCAGGTGATTCTTCTGAACCATCTGCAGATGATGCTCCTGTGTTCTAAATACTACAGAGAGGTAGTCATGGCAAATGCTGTGGCTACCTCAGACTATTTTAGTTCAACCGACATACCTTCTCAAGGAATATATCATGCCCAAACTGAAAAGACTTGGCAGTAATATGGTGGAAGTTCAAGACAAACATGCTGACTTCTTTTTCTCTTACGAAACATGTGTTGGTGTCAATCATTACAATGCTGCTATTGTTTACATTGATCAATGTCCAGAATACGGATCAGAATCAGGTATCAGTCGTACAACAGCTAGGCACATAAAGAAATGGTTAGATGGTAGAAAAGCTACATACATCGATCATAAAACTTTTGAACGTGTAATGAGTAATCTATCATGATTGAATCACCGTACAAAAACCGTACATGGGAGTTCTTTATGACTCCTATTATTATGCTAGTAGCAATACTAGTTAGAATAATTGTGTGGACAGCACCTGTTGGATATGAAATTATGTTTTCCATACGTGCATTGTCTGAGAAAGAACTTCAAGACTATGAGGATGACTGGGATGATTATTCCTAAAGAAGCACTGTATACATTACGTGAACTACGTGGTGAAGTAGAAATGACTTATGATGATGATATCCTATCAGCAGATATTGTAGAAACAATCGTTGATAACTGGATGGATTCAATGGCTTGGCGTGGGTTCCCTACAGATGAAATTGTAGCAGAGGGACACACACTTCATAAAACATTATGTTGGTCTTCAACATACAACCGTGAGAACTTGTAATATGGATTCTTATGTAAAACGTCAAACATACAGAGCAATTGAGTCTATGATCAGAGACTATATTGATCATGATGATGTATGGGATAATGATGATCAACTAAACTACAATACATTCCTCAATGGTGAAATCCAAGGTATGTATCGTATGATCTCTATCCTCGACTCTTACATGGGTGCATCAGAGTTTGATAAACATTGTCAAGCTTATGCACATGAAATGCGTAAAGCTCATACAATGAACCTCAAGGGTGATTACGATGACTGAATATGTAATCAGTGTACCATATCAAGAAACAGTATATGGCACTGTCACATATCGTGTTGAAGCAGACTCACTGCAAGAAGCTCAAGATAGATTCAAGGATTCAGACTGCTATATGTATTACTATGATACAGAACAGGATGGATCTTTCGACTATCAAGAGTTCACTAATGAGTACGCAATATCCCAACTTAATTCTTCTAACCACTTAGGAAACTAATATGAAATCATTACTTGATCAAATCTTTGCTAACAAAGTACGTGCTCGGACTAACTTAGATAGTGTTGATGTTATCTTTCGTCGTACTACTAATCGTTATGCACCCAAAGGTACTTTCTCTAGTAACAAGTCTTACTTAAAAGTAGGTCGTGATGATATTACAGGTCGCTTTGTATCTCCTAACGATCTGTAAGTATGTTGCGTATTCAGGTATTCCTGATAACTACGCTCATGCCTCCTCTAGTAATCATTACTCTGGTGATGTAACATGAATGATAAAGACAGACAGGATAAGCTAGCTATCCTTAGGTATATTGCAAATAACACTAGAGATGAATATGACTTCTGGGATGCAATATGTGAAATCAACGAAATCAAAGAGGACTACGACGATGAACTATATACCGACTGATGAGCTAATAGATCGTCTTGAGGATATCAGTAAAATGCCTTACATCGATAGCCCAGAAGATTGTGATCTAATCTTAACAGCTATAAAACGTATTGAATCTTTGTCTTCACAAACAGACTTCCTACGTTATCGTCTCAACATGTCAGAACATGTCATTGGTCAGTTGTACTTACAAACCTATGAGCATGATATGCAATGAAAATTTATGCTGAGACTACCAACTACACTGTGTGGCATTGTATTGATGATATGGGTGTACCTATGGATTCAGTATTTTACTTTGAACACAATGAACTTGGTGATGAATTAGGTGGCAAGATATGGGCAGTAGATGGATACATCGAAGACTACGATGGTGTCTACTCCCTTCCTGCTGAGGTAGAAGCTAAGTTTCTAGGATATATGTAATGTCAATGTGGAAAGATAAAATGCTTGATGAGCTTGATCAGCTTGTCGATGATATGGTTAAAGAGGAATTTAGTACAGTAATTAGAAATTTAGAAGACTCTGTTGCTGATGCTATTTCTGTATTCGATAACAACATCTCTGATACAGCAGATCAATATGCTGATGGTGTAGATACTAAAGACATTCAAGCGGCTATCATGCAGTATCAATGTTCAGCAGAATTACGTCTCAAAGGACGTATCATGGACTACATTAAGGGGTACTAATGATTTCTAACAAACCTTTTCATATCAAGTATCCTTTGTCCAAGGATGAGGCTATGGAGTATATGTTTCAATACCAATACTCCAAAGAACGACAAGATGGTAGATCTTTCAGAAGTTTCCTAGTACGTAAGCTAGGTAAACGCTAATGAAAGACATTAGAAAATATTCTAATGATGAGCTATCTATTAATGTATTCAACGATGCATACTTCTACAATGAGTTATGGAATATCGATTTCGTCATTGCATTAGTCAAAGAAGAATTCATATACAACAATAAACAAATGCAAAAGTTGATATATGATATCGAAGAATACACAAAAGAACAGGATGTTCAACAAGCACTCGCAAGAGGTGAGTGTCAGTAACATTAAGTTTCTCAGGGTTCCCATGTGGAGCCTTGAGATTCTTTTTGTTTTTCAGTAACCGACATCCCAGACGGTATGCATTCGGGCATCAGGCATCTCAAAGAATATTTTTAGATCAACCGACATCCCAGTAGTATGCATTCCAAAACCATTTTGAGGAAAACAGAATGATTAGTTATTATGACATAACTTACAACAACATCCCTGTATTCTACAACGTAAGAGCTATCAATGAGAAAGATGCTATTGATCAAGCCTATCGATTTGATCCTAAAGCTTCTGCTTCAGCATACTCTGGTAGAGCAAGAGATAACTACAAAGCAATTAAGAAATGAGCCACGCAAGCGTGTCTCTATAATAAGGAGATAAAATGGCATTTAATCCAAAATCATTAGAAAACTTAGCACCTAAAATTACATCTGTAGAACAAGCTAGAGAAATGCAGAAGAACTCTGTCATTGCTAGGAAAGCTAACAGAGAAGCCCGTGAACGTCTAAAGTTAACTGCTGCTGAAATGAAAGTAGATGTTGATGAATTAGCCAATGATGTATCTGCTGTAGGTTGTTTAAAGGTATTACTAGTTAAATATATGCAAGAAGGTGAGTATGATGAAGCCGCCAAAATTGCTACAACACTTGCTGAGTTTGAAGCACCTAAGCTTGCTCGTGTAGATCAGACTAACACAGAGATATCTGCAGAGGAACTATCAGATGACGAACTCAA